GGTTTGGAATTCTTCTTTGGTGTATTTCGTTTTTAACTCTTTCAATAAAGCCCATTGCTTTAGTTGTTGGCATATTACCTACATCAATATAGAACACTCTTCTTTCAGGTGCTCTTTGTACTCTGTAAATGATAATAGCATCTTCTAATAATTCTTTTTGTTTAAAAGTTTTAAAGATTGGTTCAAGTATTGATATACCAAAAGGCCAAAATCTATCCATGCCTTCTGTCATACTTAAATGTATGACGTGTGATGCATCAATTGGATGTACCGTGGCATCTTTTTGAAATCTCGAACCGTAAGTACCACCTTGTCCTGATGTTTGTGGTCCACCAGCAAATGATCCACCTCTTGCTTGAGTTGAACCAAAGCCACCAATTGGCATTGGTGATGTAGTTGCATATCCCATTGGTGTATTAAATTTTGAATATGAGTCTGATGTTAAGTTAAGATTTTTAACATTAAGATCTAAGTTTCTAATAAAGTAAGCTTCAGGTTTTTTACCTTTACCTTCATTGACAACAATCTTGTCTACAAAACTCTGATCAACCCAATACCATTTGTATGTTTGTGGGTCTCTTACAAAGATTTGATCTCCATACTTTAAAGTGTTACGAACCATTTTGAAACAACGTTTGTTCCATTGGTTAATTTTGTTCCACTGATTTAGTGCGTCACTTAACAACGATACTTCAGTGTCTGTTGGGTCATCTTTATAGTGTACATTAAAAGGTGATTTGTTTTTCTCGTCAATCTGTGTACAGAATTCTGCGATAGTATCTAGTGCTGAATTGATTTCAGTATCTAAGTCCATCATGTCATATTGATAATAACGTTCAACCCTGTTCGGTTGCCCAGCATATACTTCTGGTAACCATGAATTGTATTTGGAATTTGATGCTGTATTTGGGTTAACCGTAGGTGTGATACTGCCCATCGCTGAACGCGAACCAGTTGCTGTATCGTAGGGTTTAAAGTATTTTCTCCAACTCATGCTACTATTTATAATACCTTTTAATTGTTTGACTCTTGTAGTGTAGCTGAATTACCAATATATGTCAAGTGATTTTATGATCTGTGCAACACAGTTTGTATGTTGGTATTGGATTTTTTCAATAGTTCGATCAATGTTGTCATCTGTTCTTGGGTAATAACCCCGTTTGCCGCTATCTCTTTTAGGTAATCCTCTGGTTTTTTCTCTTGATTAATGTAACTTTGTGCATCACCAAACATTGGCATTATTCTAATTTTGCTTCTGGATTGTGTAGAAGAGCCTACACCATCGCTGTTTTGTGTACCAATATTTGCGCCGCCAATATCACTAACAAAGTTTCTATTGCTTTTATCTGTTCCACCAAATTCTGATCCTAAATTGATTCCATATTTTTTCAACATACCATCAGCCTGCATACGTTCTATCATATCTCTCGTGGTCATCGTAGGATCCCATTTGAAGTATCCTAGATCATCAACTAGCTGTCTAATAGCATCATAGGTTGGTCCAGATTTTGTATCTAAACTAGGCTTTGGTCCTATACCTCCTGGAACAGAATACGCCTGTCTAAATGCTGTAGCTGAGGAATCTAAGTTTTCGGTATTTGAAAAAGGATCAATATTTTTTATAGCTCTAGCAATAGCTACTCGAATTCCACTAGAGGCGCTAGATAACATTTTTTCAAAGAAGTTAGTTATATTATTCATCACACGATTTATTAAACCAAAAAATCCATCCTGGCCTCCAATAAAGTCTGCTAATTTATTTCCTAGGTCTGCAAGATAGTTTCCAAAATTTTCAATTGCTTTAATCACACCATCTGTTAAAAATGCTAATGCCAATTTGTTAAATGCAACTCTTAATATTGTCATTGTTCTAGATAATCTTGATTGTACCTGTGCTAACTCACCAGGTTTTAATTCGGCCTGTGCTCTGGCCATTTCTTTGAAGTCATTAGTAACAACATCAATGTTTTCAGACAAATTAGAAAGTTTAATGATTGCATCTGCCATTGGCACACCAGCTATCTCTAATGCTTGTAATCTTCTTCTATCGATTTTTCCAACTCTAATTACGTTTTCTCTAAATGCATCTAGTCCTGCCGCAACATCATCTGTTCCTCCTCCACCGGAAATAATTTTGTTTAGATTTTCCAATGAATTATAAAGTCTCGGTGATACAGTCAGTAATTGTCTTGCTGACTCATCAAATGCTAATGTACCTCTACCAATACCCTGTGACAACATACTAGACAGTTGTCCACCTATCTCAGGACCAAATGCGGCCAGTCCTGCAAAACCAACCTGTGCTGATTTCAAAGAATTCTGTCTCATGAATTCTGGTAGCATTCTCATTCTGTTTGTGAACGATGCCATTACTGATGCTTGGGCTACCATAGATCTAATCACATCTGCTGACACTTTAGTAAGTGAAGAGAACTGCTGAGTTACTCTTAAAACTTCTACTGTATGATCTGCAAGATTTTGTCCATCGGCTTGAACAGCAATACCCATTCTTCTGAATAGTTCTGCTTGTTCACCAACTTGTTCATTTAACTCTGCTACAGATAAACCTAATAATCCTTGTGAGTCTAATGTTCTTTGAACCGCGTTAGAGGCATCAAATAATGTTGTGCCAAACACATCTATTGCTTTGCTGTATTGTGTCACGTATTCTGCCGCTTCATCTATTGTCATACCTGCTTTTGCGGCCGACACACCCAGTGATGCTATTCCGTTTGCTACACCTTCTGTGGCTTCAAAATCAAAGAAACCTCCTCTAAATAATTGTGCTTCTAATCTTCCCAGCTTCATTAAGAACTTGAATGCTGTTGTGACCCCATGTACAAGTCCAACTAGTGCCGCGACACCAACATTTAAAAATCTTGTGAACTTACCAAGACTACCAAACACATTACTGAAAGCATTTCCAACCGTTCCGCTAGGCGAAGCCATTTTTTCTACTGCTGATACTAGTTTGGAATTGCCTTTTGACTGTTCTTGGAGTATTTTCTTTTGAGTTTTGAGTTCTTCTTTATCTGCATTTTTTTGTCGTGCGTCTTCTTTTGCTTGTTGCTGATGTGCTTTTTTTGTAGCTTCCTGTTGGGCTTTATTTCCTTCTTTAAGTATTTTAGAAATAAGTTTAGTATCGCCGGCGGCTACCTTAAGCTGATCTTTAAGAATCTTTGCAATTTGCTGTATGCTTTCTTCATAGGCAAATTCTGGTATTCTTACCTGTTTTCCATCTAATTCTATATCAATGTATTTCATCGTGATAAATAATTAAGTACGCACTTAATAATCCTTATAAGTATCATTATAAAGATATTTATATAGACCTTTAAATACGTACTTTATATACTAGGAAAAAAAATGACAACAAACGAAAAACCAAGTAACCCACTAAAGCAATATTATAGAGCACCTAAACTTTATACTAGTTTGCCATCAGCGGGTCAGTATAATGACATAGAAGAAAAGTCAGGTTCAGGTGAAGTGGCTGTGTATGCCATGACTTCTAAAGATGAATTGACTTTGAGAAATCCAGATGCATTGTTAAATGGCGAAGCTGTTATACAACTTATTAAAAGTTGTGTACCAGACATTGTTAACGTGAGATCATTGCCAGTATGCGATGTTGACATATTGTTAATTGCAATACGTATGGCAACCTATGGAGAGATCATGGAAACAAAAATTAGATCTCCACATGGTGCTAAAAGAGAAGATGAATATAGTGTGAACTTGAACGTCATACTTGAAAATGTAAGACCAATATTGCCTGATCCAAATGTTGTTTTAGACAGCGGTGTTGTTTGTTATGTTCGTCCTTTCACGTACAATACTCAGACAAAATTAAATCTATTGGCTTATGACCAAGCCAAAGCAATTCGTAACATTGAAGCGGCTGGTGGTGAAGGAGCTAATCCTGAACTATCGCAATTTAAAAATATGTTTGTGAAATTGGCTGATCAGAACACAGACTCTATGGTTGAATCTGTTGTCAAAATTACCACACCTAATGGTGAGACTGTTCTTGATAAAGCACAGATCAAAGAATTCCTATTAAATTTAGATGCTGTCAGCATGAAAAAAATTGATAACAAAATAATTGAACTCAACCAGTCCTCAAGCACCGTGAAACAAAAATTTGTTTGTAAAGAGACCAACGAAGAATTTGAATCGGAAGTGAGGCTCGACCCTGCGGATTTTTTCGTAGCTTCTTAATAACACACTCGCCTTCTGAGATCGCGAAGTACTTTGAAGAATTGCAAAACGATCAACGACAGATCAGACAAAGTGTCTGGGAAGTGATGTGGTATATGCGTGGATCAATATCAATGAATGAAGCATGGGGACTTACGTTTGAAGATAAAAAACAAATACAAGAATTCTTAAAAGAAAATCAAGAAAGATTTAAAGGTGCCATGTCACCAATTGTTTAATTTGTTTTAGAAGATACCAATTTCATAGTCAACTGATAATCTTTGTATGCTTGATTGACTGCTGGATATTTTTTACGCAACTGTTTTTCTTCTTTTAGTTTTGTTTCAAATCTATTTAATTTTTTTCTTAAACTGTATTCTTCGTTTTTGTGAGAAGTTTTTACTATTGTTCTTCTGGTTATGATTGCTTGATTTTTGACTTCTTTTTTCAAAGCAAGGATTTCATTTTTAAGTGTTTTATTGTTGTTTGACATTTTACTTTATATACAAACTAAACAGAAAGGCGTCTTTTCTATTTGAAAAACTTATTACTGCCTGCTGATCGTTCCAATGTGTTCCATCTTCGTAGTCTTCATATCTGTTATCTGTGTCTTCAAAATGCCAGCCAAACTTTCCTTTGCAATGATCACTACACCAATCGATATATTCCCCATTTACTCCGTGTGCAGGTAATCGTACCTTGTACTTGAACTCTTTTAGGTAACCGCAAGTTTTAGGAATAAGGCCGTTGTTCTCTAAACGGCAATCTCTGTAATCCCACTCGTTATCTAGTGGATCTGCTATTCTTGGTATTGTCATCTTCTTGTGTTTCTTTCCACTTCCAATAACCAGTTAACCAGTCTTTGTGACTAGTTTCTTTTTTTGAAATTTTAGTAGGTTTACTTTTTTTGTTTACTGTTTTTTTCTTCTTCATACACTACAATATACTTGTTTATTTCAATAAAGTCAACAAAATAAATAGAGTAAATGACTAAGAAATTAAACAAAAACATAGATAAACCTATCTGCAACGCACCATTCACATCAGCTTATTACTTTGGGCTGAGAGGCAATTTGGGTTTTTGTTGTGCGTGGGAGGATGACGACCAACCATATTACAAAGTACACAAAGACGGAGCTCCGGAAGATTTTTGGACTAGCAAATACGCCCAAGATATCAGACAACAAATGCTTGATGGTGAATGGCCCAAAGGATGTTCTGGTTGCAAGTGGCACGAAGACCGTGGACTACAATCAGATATAGATATGTTTAGAACAATACCAGTGGATGTAAAAGACTTTGATGTTGTACATGGAAATACCACACATAAAAAACCAGTGTATTTAGATTACAGACCAGACAATTTATGTAACTTGTCATGTATACAATGTAGTCCTGGTAACAGCACATTAATCGAAGACTTTGGAGACAATGAAACATGGGGTATAGGTAAAGACACATGGGCAGGATCTTTAAAATATATTAAAAAAAATAAAGATAGATATCATGAAATAGAACATTTTGTGAATGAACATCTTTTACATCAAGGATTGTTACAAATAAAATTACTTGGCGGCGAACCTACTATCAATGCTGGTGTGCAAAGAACTTTGAAACATTTGATTGATAACGATTATGCTAAAGATATTAGACTAAAAGTCACAACAAATTTCACCAATCTTAACAAAACTTATGAAATGTTTTCTCATTTCAAAGAAGTCAGTATAACTGCTAGTATTGATGGTGCAGGAAAAACATATGAATATGTCAGACACCCGGCTAAATGGAAGGTCGTTAAAAAAAATTTATTAACTTTTATGAAGAAGTATCTGACCAAACCAGGATATTCACTTTCCATAAACACTTGTATAATGACTCACATGGCTTTCACATTGACAGATTGGTTGTCTGAATTGTTAGATATTTGGTTTCGTGAAAGAGTTCGTCTTGTTGGAGAGAAAGGTAAAGATAACCTGTGGGGAGATATTATGATAATACCTGTAATAGAGCTTCACTCAACTATTAATGCAATACCCAGTAAGTTCATAGATGATATTTTGTATGAATTAGAAACATTAAAGAAAACACTTAATAGAAGAAACAAAAAGTTTGTAGATGAAATGACTAAAGCCGGTTTGAAAGCAGAAGATTGGAACTACCCAGGGTCACCAGAATACAGTATTGATAAACTAATAAAGGTATTTCAAGATCACAAGTATGATGAGGAGGCCCACTATGCATGGGCAGTAATGGCAGTAGCCCAAAACAACTTTAAAAATTGTGACATCACAAAACTAGATCCACGTTTTTTAGAAATGTTTGATATGCTCGACGAAGAAACTGTGTTCACGAAAAACAAATATAAATTTCCAGGATCTTATAAATCATGGAAAGAAAACAAAGAAAAGGATCCTAATTTTAAATTTTTTCCAAGCAATAAATAAAGCTATGAAGGCCCCATTTAAAACAATAAACGAAGAACTAAAAAAGAATAAAATATTTTTTGATAGCAGATTTAATTCAGATTATGATTTTCTTTTACACTATTTTAAGATAACCCAACCAAAAAAAATTCTAATAGCTGGTGGTTTTAGTAATTGCGATTTCTTTTATGCTGTACAAGGTTGTGATCATGCTACAGAAGTTGTTAATTATGATAGCACCACAGAGCCAATTGCTGGCAAAATAGATTTTTTAAAAAATTATTTTGATTACAAAGGATCATACACTTACATAAATGAACCTATTGACTATGACAAGTTAAAAAATGAGAGCTGGGATTTAATTTGGGATAATCACACTTCTAAACTGCAAGTACATATACAAGATTACAAGAATATTCCATTGATTTATACACATTGGGGACACCCACAAGTATTTTTAAGACACTTTTACATCATAGATCAATATACTCCAATGAATATGTTATCTAGAAACATAGGTTACTTTGGTCTTAAAGAAGAACAAGTAAAAACCTTATTATCTATATCAGAAAGCAATTTAGATACAGACGAATATCACGAATCACGTGTAAAAGAACTAGAACTTCCATACAATAACAAGCAAATAGTATACCACGTTGCACATTGTAATACGTGGGAAAAAGCCCTAAATCAAACATCTTAAAAAAAGAGGTTGACTATATTTCTTATTTTGTCTTAATATAACATTATTAGGCACATTATAGGCAAACATAGGCAATATAGCATCTCCACAAAAAGCGAATTACGGTGTAACAACACAGGCGAATCGCACGATGCAAGACGAGTGTTAACTTAGGCACGAATGACAATGGCTCTGCTAGAGAAAGAAATGCAACCATTATCTTATACATAGACGGTCAGCTCTGGATATGTATAGGTCCCGTTGGATGAAGTAGGATTGATAGGGGTACAGGCCAACCGCCTCTTTAGGATCCGTGAGCTGGATGACTGATCTCTGGTAATATATAAAGCAATTTAATATTAACAAAGAAAAGTACTTCGCCCGTAACAGGGTGAAGTATGGCCAAATCTTGGTAATAAGTGATACAACAAATATCTAAGTAATCAAATAGAAAACAAAAAAGCTAATACAAAGTACACTATCCAATATGATAACATTCTCCTAAGAGAATAGGGCATTCCGCCGAAGAGGTGATACGGGTCCGCAAAGAAGGCTTGCAAATTTTAATTAAGTATTGTATAGTAAACATAATGACGAAGATTTTTTTTAGGGGTACCCATGGGTAGTAAATCAAAAACCAAAGGTAAAATTTACGAAAGAGAAATTGCCAATTTTTTAAGTGACTTGTACAATGAGTCATTTACTAGAGTACCACATTCAGGTGCTTTTATCGGTGGACAGAATTTTTCTAGAATACAAAATTTATCAGAAAATCAAACAAGAGGTTTCAAAGGCGATATTATTCCGCCTGACTCTTTTCCACTATTAGTGATTGAAGCAAAAAACTACGGAGAGTTTCGTTGGAATCAACTAGCCCTAGGACAACAAGTCAAACAACTAGATGAATGGATTGGCCAAGCAGAAGACAGTTGCGAAGACAAAGACAAATGGTTGTTGTGTGTAAAGATCACAAGACAAGGCGAATTTGTGTTATGGGATCCAACACGTTTTACCAACTTAGATTATGATTTAACTTACGGCAAATATTGTTATATTGAAACAAGTAAGTTTTGGAAAGCTAACAGCGATAAAATCAAAGAACAAAGTAAAAAACAAAATGTCACAGAAGAAACTAACAGTAGTCCTAGTTAAAAACAAAACTCTTTTATCAAGCATTAGAGATTACTTTTATCAAAGACTTTATTTTGAGCCTGATCAGGATTTTGATCAAGGTTGGAGTGTTGATGGTCCTGTATATTGTGAACACGAAGAAGATTTACACACAGTTCTGAAACAGCTAGATTCAAATATTGCAATGGTTATACAAGAAGGAACTTTCTTTTATGAGCATTTACATAATAATTTTATTGCACCACTTATCAAAAGTGGAGACTTGGACAAGTATTCATTAATAGGACATATACTAGATCGCAAAGAGCGTTATTATCAACTCCACAAACAATGTTTTATTATCAATCTAGATCACTGGAATACTGTCGGGTCACCTGATTTTAATTCTAGTAAACATCAAACTTTCATTGATGTTAAAAGATCAGAATCAAACTTCCACGATGATTATACTCCACATTGGATTGAAGCTGGTAGCGGAATGGATGATTATGAAAAATGTAAAACCGGAGCCAAAGTAATTGGAGCATTGTTAAAAGAAAAATTTAAAGTAAGACCATTTAATCAATATGAAAGAATATTAAAAACTTTCGTATATTATTTTAAAGAAGAACAAGTAAGTCATTTATTAACCAGCAGTTATGTAAATGATGATTCATACTATTATCCCAGAGCAACATCAAAAAAGCACAAGAAGTTTAAAAGGAATCCAGAACACTTCATATCAGTTGCTAACGGTTTGCAAAGTTTACAAACAATTTCTAACTGCTATGAATCCATAAAAGAAATTTCATTTTATGATATATCAATGCCGGCATTAATCTTTACAGAACTATTGCTTGAACATTATCACTTTGATGATTACATCGAGTTTGTAAAAGAATTTGATACAAAATACAATGGAGAAAAATTTACAACATTACCGATACACGACAAGACATATCATGACTTACTTGGTGATATAGATATGTCAGAATATATTCCAATTATAAGACATATAAGGAATAATGTGAAAGTGAATTATCACATAGGAGACATAACGAGGACGTCAATTATTGAAAATTTAGATAAGCCAACGGCCATTTATCTATCGAATAGTTTTCATTACTCGCATAGTCTAATTAGAAAATCTGAATTAGACTATTACGAAAGTAAAATTTCTCAACAATGTAAAATTAAAGATATTGATATTGAAACTATACGTTAGAGATTATTTTAATCTCATATGAAATAATAGTTCATTAATGCTATGTACAATATCATCAATGATATCTTCTATATCAATGTAACCTAAATCAGTTATTGATTCTTTGAATTCTTCGTACCTTGTTCTTAAGGCTTCTAACGACTCAATAACTTCCGGTGCACCATTATAATCAACTAACTCAACCTTACCTTGGTCTATGCTAATTTTTACACCAGTTCTACCTGCCATGGCTTCAACCATTTTATCAACAGATTCACTAAAAGAATTATAAAACTCACCCAATGCTTCATGGTGTGCATAACTTTCAGTTTGCCAATGGTAATATCTACTTTGATTTAGATATTCCAGAGAGTATCGTACTATTTGATTAAAGTTCATAAATTGCTCCTGTGTATTAAGTGTATTGTTTACTATTTATTCCAGCCGTATTTGTTCCAGCTTTTTTTCATTAATAATTCTAATTTTTCTTTATCCGGATCACCATGTATGATCATATGTAATCTTGCTTTGTTTGAATCATTGTGTACCCAATGTATTGTACCCACATTCCATATAAAAGCTGTACCAGGTTCATAAGGAATCATACCCCAATCTTTAACATAGACGCCAGCACCTTTTGGATTATTGATAGCTAGATTAAAACCCATACATCTATTTTCAGCATCTTGATGAGGTAAAATATACCCACCTGGCTCAATCCATGAAAATCTAATTCTAGAATAATTTTTTAAAGGAAATTCTTCCATGAAAAATCTTTTCGTTATCGGACATTCGTCTGCTAGTTCGGTCCATGCCGGTTTTGGTTTAGTTGGATACTTTGTTTTGTCAACGCCAACATAGTCATAACCAGATGTGATATCAGAAGCCAAACCAAATAATGTTGTTGCATTCCAAGTACCACCTGCTTCATCTGACCTGTGCATGATTGATTTGTTTTTTACATTGATAGCTTCCATGTACATTTTCTCATGCGGAACTTTTAAATCTAACTGTAGCCACGGATATGGGCAGTCATTACTTTCAAACCAATTCCACAAATCTTTATCTTTTTTTGGAAAATTGTATGGCCTCTCGATATAAGCGTCTTTCCATAATTTTAACATTTTTTCTGCAGTCAAGTCTTCTACTAATTTACTATTGATATAATCCGAATTGTTATATCCTAAAATTAATTGAAACACAGGACTCAAACCATACTTTGCTTCTAATGTAGGCATTCTTCTATTGTCTATTTCGTTAGGAATAAAGAAATCAATTTGTTGTTTTTGACAATAAGACCTTACATATTTGTTGATAGCAGATTCTCCTGGGTTACAAATAAACACCAAGTCCTTCCCCTCAACAAATTTTGCTACAGAATTTTTGTTATAAGGCATTTCTAGAAAGTCAAACTGAAATCCTTTTTCGTCTTTTAATAAATTTGCTATGGCCTGACTTAATCTTGGGCCTTCAATGTGACCTACTATTCCAACATTAATCTTCATAACCAAATTTCTCCCAACTTCTTTCTAATATTTCAATCCATTTTTTATAATGTCTTTTACCATGTGCAATAATATGTAATCTGACTTCATCGGAGTTATTAACAACTTCATGATATTGTCCAACGTCGATTAAAAATGCCACTCCTGGTTTGAATGGTACCGTGCCTTTGTTTTTAAAATTAAAATCACAACCAATTGGATTATTAATTGCTATATTAACCGGTGAGAATGTTCGTTGTTCACTATCTCTATGTAAACTAATTTTTCCTCCTGGCTCGAGCCACATAAATCTTAGTCTTTTATATTGTCTATATGGAAATTTATTTTTAAAATATTCAGTAGTAATAGGACATTGATCAGCAATATCTGTCCATTTATAATCAATTTGATCTTCTGTTAAACCTTTGTTTTCTTCGTACTGTTCCCAAGCATTGGTTTTAGTAGAACTAATACCATGTAAACAAAGACTAGACCATCCACCTCCTTGGCCATAATCTCTATGTGGAATAGCTTGATCTTTAACTGCTAATGCTTCTTTATAAATTTCTTTATAAGGAATATCATTAATATCTAGTTGTAAGTACGGAATAGTATTGTCTTGATCTAACCATTCCCAAATATCTTTTTCTGTGTTTGGGTTCATACACATATTTACTCAGTGCATGAACCCATTAAGTTAGTTTTAGATATAAAAGCGATTGTGTGATTGTTTAAAATTTATCGATGACAATTCTTCATTTAGTTTTTCTTCGTCATGTCTTGCGGCAGGATCACTATTATATAATGCCAACACGTAGTTTAGCATAGTCTTTGTAGTCTTTCTTGATATTTTTTTATATTTAGGCATGGATTCTATCTCTCTGTTCTTGTTGTTAGCGAGAACGTGTGTAGCAAGTAATAATCCATTACCCATAGATCTAAATATGTTTTCCATTTTGTTCCTTTTGTTTAATTTTTAATTGTTGGTATGCATACAGACGATCTTTTTTAGACCATTCTGTTGATGCATATATCCACATTGGATCATGCCGGTAATCTTTTTCATTTGTCACCCAAATTGCATGGCAGAACTGTTTTATTACTCTTAACATTATTACTCTTTCTTTGCTTACGAGCCCTTCAGAATGAATCTGTGTAAGGCTACACCTTGTTTCTCAGTTGCTCCATGTTTGATATAAAGTAGCGGGAATATCCGTTACCGCAGGTATTTATAATTTCAACATTCAAACATTAACTGACGTTTTATTCTTTATCGAATTCTTCCCATTCCTTACTACTTTGTTCATTGTATTCTTTTTGAGTCTGGTGTGGGGTTTCTTCTGTTTCTTCTTTTTTAAATTTTTTACAGTCTTCACTTGCAGGTGCTAATGCACAACCTAGTACGTTTGCAATGGCATCCATCTTGCTAATAGTATCTAGTAAAGTTCCTCGGTCATATGTATCTTGTTCAGCTTTTTTGCTTGGAATAGAACTGCATGAAGCCACGAATAAAAAAGCCGATAAGATACTTAATTTAAAAAATTTTTTACTAGTCATGCGTGTATTTATAAAATGATGTTTAATGTATGGAAACTACCTCAACGTCCTCTGACAACGAAGTAAATCCGTTTTCTTTTGTCACGGATAATATTGAATTAACTCTCCCAGTTAACTCGTCTTTATGCGAAATTAAGAATATGTTTTTGTGTCTTTCTCTAGTCATTTTTTTCAAAATACTCATCGATGATTCAACACCTTGTGTGTCCATACCTGAGTCAATTAGCTCGTCAATGAATAGTAAATTAATAGGAGTATTTGTTGATTCAAATATATCTCTAAATGCCCAACTTAATCCTAGTATCAATCTGTTACGTTCACCTCTAGATAAGTTATCAAAATCTAACTCTCTACCTAGTTCTGTAATATTAACTGACAAATCAGATTGGAATATAACTTCGTGCGGTAGTGAAAGCAACTCTAAATAATGATTTAATCGTTGATTCAAATACATTAAATTTTGATCAATAATTTTCTTTCTAATAAACGAATCTTTACTTGTTAATAACCTATATAAAAACTCTTGATGTTCTTTGAGTTTCGTTAAACTATTCATATAAGAATAATCAATATCTTCAATATTTTTTTCTTTTAATGTTTCAATTTGTTCAATATGAGGATTTTCGGCGTTGTTTTCAATTTCTAAATCTCTTTGTAAGTTCTCTAAATTTTGCTTATGTTCATACGCATCGTTGATATTGTTATAAGATGTACTAGGAGCAGGTCCAAGATCGCCTAACTGTTGTATGCGATTTTTTGTATGTGTTATATTTTGTTGTATGTGTATGTGTTTTTCGGTGTGCTGTTGTATGCTACTTTTTTTATGTGCGACGATTTTTTCGATCTCTTGGCCGTCCACTTCCTGCAATCCTTGTTTACATAAAGGGCAAGTCTCCCCGCCCAGCTGGGTCATTTCCTCAGTTAACGTGTCTATGCTATCCTGTATGCCCTGTGCTTCACGTACATCATAGTCCAGTTGCTTGTTTAATGTGGTACGTTCTTGTTCCTGTTCTTTCCATGTAGCCAGTGCATTATGGTTCTCAATCTCTTTGTTCATATCAATTGAATCAAGCTCACTGATAGCCTTGTTTAATCTAGCTATGTTGCTCGTGTGTTGTTCATTCCATGCTGTACTCTTAATTTTAAACTTTCTAATAGTTTCTTCGATACGTTCATTGCTGGCCTTGACAGCTTGTATCCTTAGTTCTTCGCCTTTAATATCCTCTTTAGTAAGCCGTACTTGCTCTTTAAGACGGTCTGCTTTGTCAGATAGCCTTGTGATACCCAAAAGCTCTTCGATCACTGCACGTTGCTCTGTAGCCTTCATTGCCAAGAAAGGCATATTGTAAGTGTTCAAAGCCACAATCTGCTTGAACAACGGTTGGCTCATGCCCAGTATCCTGTTGACTTCGTCCTGTGTCAGTCTATTTTCACCCTGTGCTTCGTCGGTGTCCTTTTCGTTCACCACTTCATCATCACATATGAATCTAAAGTATGCTGGTTTTCTGCCACGTTCCACTTTGTACTTCTTGCCATCCACTTCAAATGTACAGCTCACACTCATGTTTTTTTGATTGGTCTTGTTGATCAGGTTGTCACGTTTGATCTGTGTGATGGCGTCACCAAACAAACAGAAGCTCAATGCATTAAGTATTGTGGTCTTACCTGTACCATTACGTGAGCCTTCACCTCCTAGGTCCAGGTTGTTACCCAACACTAGGGTAAGTCCTGGTTGATCCAGTCTTACTGCCTGTGTGGCGTTGCCCACACTCATGAAGTTTTTCATGGTCAGTGTTTTTAAAACTATCATAGTCGGTTATAAATCTCTACTAGCACGTTGTTGTCAAATGTTTCTGAGTCAATGTGTTTCAATTGATCCAACACAATCTCATCAACTGACTGGAACTTGATCTCACCTTTGAAGTCAAGCTCATCTTCAGCTTCCTTGTGTGGCAGTAAACTTATTTCTCTCAATGAATAAGTCTGTTGAAAATTCTCTTTGATGAAGTTGGCTTCTTCATAGCTGACGTCTATGTCAATTTTGACCCTTACATGACATTCCGGTTCCAAATACTCATCTGGATTCTTTAATAGGTCGCTCAAATTCAATGTTCTATATTTTGGACCTGCCGCCCATATTTTGTATTGTGGTTCTTTGTCCATTTCCAAGAACATACAACCACGATTGTTATCCCAAGCATCTGCGTAATTGTGTGCAAAAGGATTACCTATGTAAGACACGTTGCCTTTGGTCTGTCTTTTGTGAAAATGTCCTGTAAACACTTGCCCTACGTTTGCGAAGTGTGATTGATTTAGTTCTCCAATATCTGGCATTTCAACCATGGCATTCATTTTGAAGTTTGGTAATTCAAAATGACCAAACATATACTTTGCTTTGATTTTTTTAATGCCTTTCCATTCGTCACCTATCAACCACGGAATCAATGCAACATCATCTTTTACCATGATCTCGTTGACTACTTTTATTTTTGGAATTTCCTCGGCAAAGACAACACTAGAGATTTCACGTTTATCTCTATAAAACAAGTCATGATTTCCAACAATGAAATACGTTTGTTCGAATGCGTCACTCAATCGTTTGAGATTGCTGATTGAATAGTTGAGTGTACTAATGTTAATTGACGATCTATGATGATGCCAGTCGCCGAGGAAGATGCAGGTTTCTGCACCAAACTCTTTGGCTTCTTTTATAAACCACTTCACGAAGTTTTCGCAATCATTGTTATGCTGTCGTGAGTTGTTTTTCAAACCAAAGTGAATATCTGTAAAACAGGCCGCTTTTTTAAACATAATTTTGCAATCTCAACTTTATTAACATTATAGTTGAAATACAACTTATAGTCAAGTGCAAATGTTTATTTTTTTGTCGGTTTACCAAACATTCTTTTCTTGGCTGGTTTTGGTTGGGAATAACTTGGAATTTCACCGGCCGCAATTCTAGATTGGGACTCGTGTTCCATTTGTCTGGTAAACGATGGATTTTGTCCTGCCTCCTGTAATAGGTCATCTCGTAAACTTTGATGTTTCTTTTCCACATTCAAGATCCTAGTGAACGAATTGGTAATGGCCGCAGTATAATATGCAAAAGGATTCTCACTTTTGAATTCATCAAACTGTAATCCTATCTGTGATAATTGTAAAAGTGCTTGGGATCTCATTTCGTCATTGTAAGTGTATCCTCTCCAGTTACCTCTGGATCCATAACGTTCACAAAGTTTCATAAACATCATTGCCAATTTGTTTGTCATCTTGCCGTGATCCAAACTAAACTCATTATGAGATCTATAATGGCTCTTGCCAACTTCTTCCCATGCACCTTTGTCATTTAACTTATAATGTTTGAAAGGAATAAAATTTAATTTGACTTTAGTATCTGCAACTGTTTTTGGATTTGTTTTTCTTTCAAGGTCATCTGGAATATGATCCCACGTGACAACTCTGATTATGACATCTGTTTCTTTGACGTCTTTGGTTTTAATTTCGTGTTCTTTTACTTCACTCTTTTTTAAACCTAATTCATCGACTTTTAGTTTGGTAAGTCTGGTAGCCCGTAGACGTCTAGCCTCCATGAGCTTTGTTTTATTCATTTTTTTAATGCTATCATGGATAATCATATCATAAGCATTGTATTCAGGCTTCGTAAAGAAGCAATAACTAGACTTAGATTTATGTATTTCTTTAAGTATGTCCTTGTTATTTAGGTAATTTGTTCTTGCCATATTCACAATATATGGCTTTTTACCAAATTGGTCAACCTTTTTTGCACATTTTTTTTAAATTAAATACAGCTTTAAAGAAAGCTATAAATATCAGTATGAGTATTAATAATGATTTTAGAGGTAAGCTACAAGCCAAGCCCGGAGCCAAAGAAGAAATATATGGTAGTAAAGATGCCAGCAGTAATTTATTGGCGCCGATAGCTGAAACAAATGGTATGATAATGCCATATACTCCAGCAATACAAGTGCAACACGCCTCTGTAGAATACACACAATACAATATACCGCAAACAAACTTTGATTATATGGCCTATGCTAGAAGGGCCTCTCCGAGACTATCTGTTACAATGCCATATACAGCTAACAATGTTTACGAAGCAAGATATATGTTGGCAGTTATACATTTTTTAAGAACTGTCACAATGTCATATTATGGAATACAGAATGACAAAAGAAGAGGTGTACCACCACCAATTTTATTATTTTCAGCTTATGGTCCATATATGTTTGACAAGGTACCTGTATTGATACAGAACGTATCCTTTGGTTTAGAACAAGACGTAGATTACGTACCAGCTGGTATGCCGGCTGATTACCAAGTGGCTGAAAGCGACAGAAGTCCAGGACACCCTGCCATGCAAACAATGGCCAATGAAAGAAAAGCAACAGCAGACAATTTTGGTAGCATCAATCAAGCCATTCAGCAGAGTTATGTGCCAACAGTTGCTAATATCTTCATGGATATAGTATATGCTCCAGTACCGAGTGTACAAAGAGATCAATTTGATTTAGATTCTTTTAGAAAAGGAACACATTTACTTAAAGGTAACAAAAATGGTAATAGAGGCTTTATCTAATGTCACAGTATAAAAAAAATTCTCCATATGGCACTACAAGATTAGTAAACGATTATCTAGACATAATGTCAGTACCTAATCTTGCTTATTCAGATGCTGACGAGTATTACACGATTGAAACAAAATATGAAAAACGTCCAGACCTATTAGCTTATTCACTTTATGGTGACACTAGATTGTGGTGGGTGTTTATAAAAAGAAACATGGACGTGATGGAAGATCCTATTGCAGACTTTAAAGCAGGTTTGGTTATTAGATTACCAAGCAGATCTTCAGTTTCTCAGTTCGCTAATTAAAGGAAACAAAAATGGGTAAAGGAATTGGATTCAATCCGCTTAAAGACAAAATCTTAAACGTAAAGAAACTTAACGATTCTATTTCTTTGACCAATACAAAAAATTTTGTTAAGAGCGATGCCTTAAGTTCTTTACCACTAGACAAGACTGAAGCATTAATGAAAAACGAAATCACTTCAGCTCTTAAATCCAATCCTAGCGAATTCAAAACTAGATTCAGCGGAAAAAAAGGTAATGCTCTCAAAACGCATCTAGAACAAGATATAATTCCAGTATTAAATGATGGCACAGAAGCCTTTCAGAAAGACATGGCACAAACTTTTGAAAATTATAATAATAAAGCGGACCTGGCTGTCAAAGGATTTGATGATGTTAAAAGTGTGACAGCAGATGATGGACATCTTCCTGCTAATTTAGTAAAGCCAGGAGATGCTGTTGCAACAGATCAAAGTGTTACAGCTGATGATGGCTTTGTCAATGATCAAGAAAAAACCACACACGATGAAGAATCAGAAGCTGAAATGAATCAAAGACTCTATGAAAGTACTGGTGTTGATTACAAATTTAAAAATGTAGTGCCAAACCCTGTGCATGAATACGAACATTACTCATATGACATCACACTAGGTATAGCTGATCTACAACTTACCAAAGCATGGTTAGATGCGGAAGCAATGACTAAAGCAGGCAGTTTGAAAACCAAAGAGCCTGATACGAGCATGGACAAAATTTTTAGCACAGATCCAAACAGCTTTAATAGTTCTTGGTTCAATTATGGCGACGATGAACAAACTAAATTTATAGTACTTGCCAAATCTGCACAAACAAATACACAGGTCACCAATCTTAGTATGAAAACTATTGTTGGTCCTACCCAAGAAACAGGAATGGGAAACACTACCAATTTTAATTTTGAAATCACTCAGCCATTAGGTGCCAGTTTTGTTAAAGATTTATACAAAGCTTCAAAGATACTAGGCATTGAAGAATATAAAGTACACCCTTTTTTTATACAAGTATATCTAAAAGGTAGAAAACAAGATGGCAGTATTGGTGACGAAGTAGAGATTCCAGGCACAAGACGTGTATATGCTATAATGATTAACAACATAACTTATAGTGTTAACAATGGAGGATCAGTATATTCTGTACAAGGTGTACGTGCCGGAGATTTGGGTTTAGCTGATGATCATCAATTGGTACAAGATATTGAAATCAGTGATATTGTGACATTTGAAGATTTCCGTAAAGGATTTGAAGTTGCATTAAACAAACAAGAGATGCATCATCTAGGAGTTACCAAATATGTTTTAGATCAATATGAAGTTGAAGTTGAATGTGAAAATCCTAGTGAAACAAAAGATATAAAATCATCTCCAATTATTTCAGATCTAGAAATGATTAGTAACATTGACTTGAAAGATCAAAAACTTCGTTCAGTCAGTAACTACGATGCTAGTATTAAAGAAATTATTACTAAACACGTGTCAAGGACAGAATTTTTTCAAAAGAAATTAAAAGGTTTTAAAGAAAAAGTAATTGAAGCAACAGCCGGAGAAGAGACTAAGAAAAAATGGGACGATATAGAGATGACAAAGAAACTTATTATTGTCAAACCATACGCTGTACCATTTCAATGGGATCCGTTAAGACAAGATTATGCTAGAAAATTAAAGTATGTCATTAGAATCAAAAATGTAATGACAAAATTAGCTATCAAAGAAGAGCTGTTGGCTCCAAAAGAATACAATCAAAAAAGATTAAAAACAATGGAAGATAGAAAAATATTAACCAAACATTACAAATATTTTTTTACTGGCGAAAACCTAGACGTATTAAATTTTGATATTCAATATAATTTTCAATATGTTTATCCATATGATTCTTTACAAGGATTATATAACAAGTACCCAAGTCATTTTAGATTGACTAAAGAAGATAGAAATTTCATAGCCGAAAGAAACAAACTAAAAGAAACAATGGACAACTCAGCTACTAAATGGAATGCCGCTACCAAAGATGGAAAAATAGATCGTGACGAAGAATATGATTTATTAGTATCTAGAAGACTATTTTTGGAAAATTATTTTGCAAAAGTAACAGCAGGAGAAGTTGAACCTGATTCAAATACAGCAGAAGCATTTCAAAAGTTAGCAGATCAATATAATAATGATATTGCAAAAGCAAACGAAAAATGGAATTATGGTAACCCCGATATTCCGCCAGCCGCAAGAATGGTTGCATTAAAAACTCTTGATGTTTCTGGTTTTGAGTCTAGTATAAAATCTTCAAAAATTGGTACAGAAAATGGCAGTTCGGGTAGATTACAATTAGAAGCAGGTGGAAATCATGCTCTTGCAGAAAAAATTAGTGACGAAGAATGGAACAAGTATGCAAACAAATATCAAGGCGACAGAGCTAAAGCATTTAACATTCAATTTTATGACAGAAAAATCATATCAGATGGTATTGACGTTGGGTCTGAACCAGGTGGTGAGTATATGGCTTTGTTAGAAAATTCAAAAGCTGGTCCTGTTGAAATGATGAATATCAGTATGGAAATCATAGGCGATCCTTATTGGTTAGAAGATGCATTTGGACAAGCTGATAAAAAAGGATCTGTTGACGATACAATGGTTGACTATTCTAAAGAAACTGCTGTATTATTTACAAGTCTTGCTCCTGCTGAACCAGATTCAGAAACAGGATTTTTAAAAGCAGGTTCGGAAAGAGCAGATGAATTTATACAAGGAATATATGTTCCATATGAAGTTGAAAGTACATTTAATAATGGACAGTTTACACAAAGACTACAAATGATTAGAGACCCACTAACAAACATCGAAGACTTAAAAATAAGATCAGAAAATGACTATGCAGAAGTTAGAGAAAATGCGAGGACCAAATAATGGCAAGTAAATCGGATTCGTTTGCAAAAAGTTTTTTAAAAAGACAAACCGGAAACTCTAAAAGCACACAATACAACACTATTCAATTAGCGGAAGTAATGGAAAATGTTGATGGTGCTAAAATGGGAAGGTTACGTGTACACTTGTTAGGTTCACAAACTCCATCAACTGATAAAAACACTTGGAAAACAGTACAATGGGTATCACCATTTGCAGGTGCTAGTAACCCAAACGTATTGTTGGCAGGTGGAGATGCAGAAAACACATACCAAGGAACACAAGATGCTTACGGAATGTGGATGATTCCACCTGACGTTGGTAATATTGTTGCAGTTGCTTTTGTCAACGGACAAGATGCCATGGGCTTATGTCTAGGTTGTTTGTATCAACCTGGTATCAATCATATGATTCCTGGTATTGCAAAAGGTACAACGTTCAGTGACAATAACGATGCACCAATAGTGCCAGTTTCAGAAGTTAACAGAAGATCTGTTGAAGCTCAAAATTTAGATGTGTTTGATGATTCTACAACAGGTCCAAAAGATAAAGTAAAAAGAGCAACACATACTCCAATGTATAATTCTTTAACCACACAAGGTTTAGAAAATGATAACATTAGAGGATTAACAGATTCATCAGCTAGAAGAGAATCTCCATCAAAAGTATTTGGATTTTTAACACCTGGTGGTCATCAATTTGTAATGGATGATGTGAGTCAAAAATATATTAGACTTAGAACAATTGGTGGTGCTCAATTATTGTTAGATGATTCACATAGTGTGGTTTATGTCATTAACAGCAAAGGTACAGGTTGGGTGGAAATTACTGAATCAGGAAAAATAGAAGTGTTTGGTGCAGACTCAATATCAATGAGATCAGAAAAAGACATCAACATAAGAGCTGACAGAGATATTAATATTGAATCTGGTAGACATACAAATATCAAAGCCAACAACACATTGGATAAAAAAGATGATGAGTTTACACAACCAATCTCAACAAGAAACTTAGGAGATATTAAAGGTAATGTACATATACATAGTGCTGGTAACTTTAAAGTAACTGGAGGTAGTGGTATTGATTTAAGCACAACAACATTTAATTCATTTTCTACTTTAGCACAAAAATTTACAACAGACGGTGAATCTCATATTAACGCAGGAGATTTCCATCATGAAACTGCTCCTAAGATACACATGAACGGACCAATAGCATTGAAGGCCACAAAAGTTCCTGGCATATCTTTTCAAGCAGATGCAGATGGTAATTTACTTTACACAAACATACTATCAGAAAGAACTAGTTCTTCATTGAATAGTCCAAAAGTCACAGAATCTAAACGTGGGTCGATATTAACTAGATTTACAACTAGAGAACCTTATCCAGATCACGAACAATCTAATTTAGAAAATCAATCATAAAAAGTCACAAAAAAAGGGCGATAGTTTCCTACCGCCCAATCATTGCAATTAATTTTAAAATTAATTAGTAATTACGCCGCTTTGTTAATCAACGTCTTACCACTTGCTGATAGTAAGTTGATTAAAGCTGATTTCGTTGCCATTGCTGATTGCAATGATCCTGTAGAGATTACTCTAACGTTGAAATCATAACCTTTTGAAACTAGAGCAGACGTTGGTGTTGCTCTTTTCATGTTAAGGTTTTTGTACTTAATAACACCACCGTTTACTTCGCCGTTGTTATCAATTGCGTTTTTGGCTTCTTCTACGAATACGCCAACTTTGTTTTTAACGTTGCCTTTTACAAACTCTCTTGTATATACAACGTATTGTTTAGTTCTAGCCATCTTTGTTTTCCCTCCTAACAGGTTTTTTAAGATTAAATTAAACATAACAAATACACTATAGCACTAGAATACAACTATGTCAAGCATTTTTTTTGGATTTTGGAAAATTATCTTAATAAGTCTCAGGATCTTCAGGATCATATTGGGTAACATGGTTGGCTTTATCCAATTTTATTCCAACTTTTTCGTAAAGAATTTCTGGATTGCTCTGTAATTCGTAAGTTAGGTTGTCCAATGCACTTTCAATTTCATCATATACCACTTCGGCACTATCGTCATTTAGTTCAACACCAATACTTCTCAATCTGGAATGATATAATTCACTGATTACCTCAATAAGATGCACTCCCTTTTCACGATTCATATACCACCAGTCTTTGCCAGAAGCAAAGTTCTTTAATTCATTAGTCATGTTATTATAATATATGATCAGCTATGCCAAGGTCAATCAATTGTTTTGCCGTAAAGTATTGATCACTAGGAGAATCTAATTTTTTCTTAACCGAAGCCATTGTTTTTCCAGTTGCTTCTTTCAGTATTCTAAAACATCTTTCTTCACAGTATTGATTTTCCTGCATCTGTGATTTCATATCATGCATTTTGGATTCCATTGTATCTGAATGTTGATGATTCATGATACCTGTGTTTTGTCCAATATATCTTTCACCATGTTTACCACAGGCAAATATTAAAAAAGCGGCACTCATTATAGCACCAACTCCGATAGTACTAATATTGTGGTAACTATTTTTCATAACATCAATCAATGCAAACGACTCGTATAAATCACCACCAGTTGAATTGATATACAACTTTAAAGTACGTTTTGGTTTTTTGTTCAAGTTAGCAGTCACTATCCATTTGATAGCACGAGCTATATTTTCATCTGTAATTTCGCCTGATAGATAATGAATATCGTTATCAAGTAGCAACGACTCGATTTTATCATCAGCACTAAAATTTTCAAATTTTTTCATTAATTGTTGCCCATTATTGATTGTATTAAATATATTTATAATAATTTAGTCAGGCTAATTTGGCCTAATATTAGGATAATTAAAGTAGTATATAATAATGTCTATAAATATCAATAAGGATACATAATGGCAACAACATATTCAACATCAACTGCTAATAACACTTCTGCTACGGTGGCAGATTCTCGTGTCTCTGGTAGAGTTTACAGAGGATTTTCATCGGTAGCAGGGGTAAAATCTAATCAATTATATGATGTTGATTTGATCAAACAAGATTTAATGAATCATTTTTACACCAGAAAAGGTGAAAGAGTGATGGATCCGGAATTTGGCTCAATAATTTGGGACTTGCTTTATGAACCAATTGATGAAAGTACTAAAGAAGATCTAGTTGAAGATTGCAAAACTATAATTGCATCAGATCCAAGAGTACAATTAATAGATTTAATTTTAGACGATGTTGGAAATGGTATAAGAGTAGACATACAACTAAATGTATTACCCTTCAACCAACAAGCGTCAATGCAAGTTAACTTTGAAAGAGAAACATTATAATGAGTCAAATAATTAGACAGAACAATTTATTCTCAGCAGAAGATTGGAAAACAATTTATAGAAGTTTCTCTCAAGCAAACTTCACAGCATATGATTTTGATACTATCAGATCAGCCATGCTTAATTACATTCAAGTAAATTATCCAGAAGATTTCAATGACTATATTCAATCAAGTGAATTCATAGCAATAATAGATTTATTATCTTACCTAGGTCAGTCACTTGCATTTAGAACAGACTTGAATGCTAGAGAGAATTTTTTAGATACAGCTGAAAGAAGAGATTCGATTATCAGATTAGCAAAACTAATCAATTACAAAACTAGAAGAAATACTCCAGCGAGAGGTTTATTAAAACTTACAAAAATTAGAACCACAGAACCAATTACAGATTCAGATGGTGCTGATCTTTCTAATACAAATATTTCATGGAATGATCCAAACAATGCTAATTGGTATGACCAATGGTTAACTGTCTGTAATACATTATTCAATACTACAAACCAATTTGGTAATCCAACCAAATCTGCAACGATAGGTTCTGTTGCAAGTGAAATTTATGCAACGTCATCAACAAGTGACCAGAGTGTTGTTAAAAATTTTCAAACTTCTGTAGATGGAGTGTCAACATCGATTGATGTTGTGAAAGTAGATATTCATCCAGATAATTATTTTTATGAAAGAGCGCCAGACTCTTCTGAAGCATTTAATTTGATTTATAGAAATGACAATCAAGGTTTTAATTCTGTTAACACAGGATTCTTTGTTTACTTTAAAGAAGGAACTTTACAGTATCAAGATCATGAATTTGTAAATCCATTACCAAACAGACAAGTTGATATTGATGTTAGTGATATTAATGACACAGACGTATGGGTACAAAAAGTAGGAACAATGGGTACACCATTAGAAAAATGGACGTCAGTTCCAGCACTCAACGGACAAAATACAATTTACAATTCATTAGCTTTGGCAACTAGAAACATTTATACAGTTAATTCTAGAAACAACGATAATATCACAGTACAATTTAGTGATGGTAATTTTGGTAATGCACCAAAAGGAAATTTTAGAATTTACTTTAGAAAATCATCTGGTAAAGGACAAGTACTAAAAGCAAACAGAATACAAAACGAAGAAGTTTCTTTTAACTATCAAAATTCAGCTGGACAAACATTTACAGCTACAATGTCTTTAACGTTAAATTATACCGTTGATAATTCATCAGCTACAGAAACAAATACAGCAATTAAAAACAATGCACCGCAGGCGTTCTACTCACAAGACAGAATGGTTAATGCTGAAGATTACAGCATATTTCCTTTAACACAAAGTACAACTATCCAAAAAATTAAAGCTATGAACAGAACACACATTGGTCATTCACGATACTTAGATGTAAACGATCCAACTGGTACTGTTAAGAGTGTAAATGTAGTTGGAGAAGATGCTATAGTGTATAAGTCACCAGACTTCACATTAACTACAGAAGAAGTAACAGGTACGGTAATTGATACTTCTAGCTATAGTTATATTATACAAAATAAGTTAGCACCATTATTGAAAAAAATACAATTACAAAATTTTTATTTTGATGATTATAAAAAATCAGTTGAAACACATCATGATTCAGATCAATTTGAAATGGATCTAACATCCGTGAACAGGGTATTATGGAAACCTTATCCTACAGCAGGAGAAAGTGAAACTGGATACTTTTATATTGGCGGTAATGATGCTCCTTCACAAGCAATTACAGTTTATAATAATCCAAATTCTTCAGATGAAAAACTTGGTTTTATTAGACCAGGCACAAAATTAGAATTTGTTAATGATTATTCATCACCTACTACTGTTAAATGGGCAACTGTGATGAGTATTAAAAATGATGGATCAGTAATTACAACTGACACAACAGGGTCAATAACATTGGATACAGCAATAACGTCAGGATTGAAAGTTAGAAAAGTACTTCCTAATTTGAGATCTACACTCACAATAAGTGAAGAATCAGCGATTCAATCGTTAATGGAATCAGGAGTTAATTTTGGTATTGGTTATCATTACAGAGACACATCGACTAAAACAGAATCATGGTACACTATTTCAGAAGATTATTTAGATAAAACATCTGACTTCTCAGTACAATACAACCAACAGCATGGTGGTTTTAAAGTATTAGGCAAAGATGCATCTTGGTTAATCAAGGCAACATATATTGCTCCAGCCTCTTCGGCAACAACGGCAAAATATGAATTTACTATTAGAGGATTAGATTATGTTTTTGAAAGTTTCGAAGATGTTAGATTTTTCTACTACGATGATTATAAAAACATTGATACAAAAACAGGTAAAGCTATTAAAGACACTATCAAGATATTAGATATCAATAAAGATGTCACAATATTATCCAACCCGTCAAGTACAACAAAACTTGTTGATCCTATCACATTTAGTTTATCTAATGCATTCGTGGAACAAGATGGATATGTAGATACCAAAAAAGTTAAGATTACAAATATTGATTCCGATGACGATGGTATGCCTGACAATCCGGTAGCACACGAAAATATCATAAGTGATAGTCACTTTGTATTTTTTGTAAATTACACAGATGCTGACGGATACACATATTACAAACTAACAACAGGTGTAACTCAAAGAAATGCATTGACTGGTAATGGTTTAGAATTTTTAACAACTGATCAACAATTTTATAAAGACAATGTAAAACTACACAATGGTACTGCTAGTAAATTTACAAAAAGATATGGAGTAGATGGTAGTGCAATATACAAAGCATACAGAGGTAGAGCATACAGCACGAGTGAACCATTCTACTTTCAATACAAACATACAGCACCTAGATCACAAAGAGTTGATCCAAGTGTGTCAAATGTTGTTGAGTTAACTATATTACAAACAACTTATTATACAAATGTATTAAACTGGTTCTATTCAGGCAAAGGAGTTGCTGACTTACCAGTACAACCTACATCAGCTGAATTGAAAAACAGTTTAACTGAATTAGAAAAATACAAAACTATTGGGGATCAAATTGTTTATTCTCCAGCTAAATTTAAATTGTTATTTGGAACAACTGCCAACACAGCCTATCAGGCAACTTTTAGAGTGGTAAAAATTCCAGGTGCAACATTTACAGATAACCAAATTAAAACAGAAGTAATTAATGCTATCAATGAATATTTTGATGTTTCAAATTGGAACTTTGGAGATACTTTTTACTTCACAGAATTATCTGCATACGTTCATGCACAGCTTTCATCTCAGATTTCATCTGTGGTAATAGTACCAAAAGATTCAGAATCAAGTTTTGGTAACTTATTCCAAATCAAAGCAGACAGCAACGAACTATTCTTTTCAACTGCCGCTGTTAGCGATGTTGAAATTGTAACAAGTTTAACAGGAGCGAATCTAAGAGCCGGTCCAGGTGTTTCAAGCGGTGGATCTAGTGGCTCAGGTGGCGGCGGTGGCGGAGGCTACTAATGTCTGATAATAAAACTATAAACAAGTTACCTGAGTTTTTACAAACAAATAAGTTGAGAAACTTTTTTGATGGTACTGTTGAACAACTTTTTTCTAAACCAGAAAGTGAAAAAACTACCGAATGGATTGGTAGAAAGTATGGTGTAAACTATGTTACAACCAAAGACAATTATAAACCTGAGAGTTCAAAAGCAAGACAAAATTATCAATTAGAGCCCGCGGCTATTATTAGAGATCCTGACAACTTATTAACTGTTGATGCAACATTTTATGATGAAGCATTAAATTTTATACAGACTGAAAACGGAAAAGTAAACAATCAAAATAGATTGTTTGATCAAAAATATTACACATTTAACGCACCGATTGATTACGATAAATTTATTAACTATGAAAATTACTATTGGTATCCTAGCTTAGATTTAAGTGTTCCATCTATTACCATTACTGGTACTGTGGAATCATTCACAGCCAAAGCGGCACAATCTTTATTTGAACTAACATATCCAATCGGAGCAACAGACGTCGTTCAATATAACGGTTCTCCTACAACAGACTTTACAACAACCGGACTACAGTTAGACTTTTCTTCTGGATCAATCACAATGGCGGCGGGTGATGTTGTAACAGTTTCACATAGAATTACGCCGACTAACATAGTTGGACTGAAAACATATACATCTCCTAACAATGTAGTTTTCAGTTCAGGTATGCTTATAAACTTTTCAGATAGTTTCTTAACTGAATCAGCATACAAAGATAAAAAATATTTCATTGAAGGAGTAGGATCCGAAGCAGGTATTGAGTTTGTTGAAACTAGTGATGAGACAGAAATATTTTTAGATACAAGATTCCTTGAATGGGATAGTTCTGATACACCTGGTGTGACAAGTACCGTAAATGGATTTGATGCAGAGAGATGGGATACTGTTCCGTCTATTGCCAACCCAGACTACATCACTTGCCATAGAGGATGTAGAGATAAGAATCCATGGTCAAGAACAAACGGTTGGGTACACAAAGACGTTATCACGAATTACAGAACTATCACAGAAGAAGTAGAAAAATTTCATCCATTTGATACTGTCACTGATGATGTCAGAGGCTGGGATGATTACTATTTTGATAGTATAAACATATTTCAAGAGTCAGCATTTGAATTAGACACCAATAGAAAAGGTGCAAAACCTATTTTAGAATTTAACAAAGATATTGAATTATACAAATATGGTAAAGAACATTCAGCTACTGTTGATGTACTTGCTACAACAGATACAAAAGATACTGTTGAAAGCAACGCACAATACGTGATAGATGGTATCACTTTATTAGATGGCCAACGAATATTATTTGTTAATCCAAATTTCCAAACTAGTTTTGTCAATTGGGACGGAGCAGATCCATGGGATCACGACAGTGATAATGATCCTTCAACACCGGTTGAAGATGATGGCGATCTTACAACAACATCAGGCCTAACAGGTGGTGACATTGGTTGGGACATAACAGGGGTTGATTTTGATGTGTCAAGTTCGATATGGCAAGTTAGTGGTGTGGGTACGTCAATTAAGTTAACCAAAGTAAGCGGTATTACTATAAAAGACGAAAGTAAAGTTACAGTCAAACTTGGTTCAGTAAATGCTGGTAAAGAATTTTACTGGACTGGTTACGAATGGGCAGAGTCACAACAGAAGTCGAGTATTAATAGTCCACCACTGTTTAACTTGTATGACACAAAAGGCAAAACACTTGATGATACTGTTGAATACTCATCATCAACATTTGCAGGAAATAAAATATTTGGTTACAAAGTAGGAAGCGGAACAAACGATAGTGATTTAGGTTTTCCACTTTCATACAGCAATTATACAAGTGTTAGTGAAATCAACTTTGAAAACTATTTGCAAAGTGAAACACAAGGACCAACAGGTTTTAAATATTTTAAACAGTATGGATACAAAAATATCATACAAGAAACAATAACATTAGATGTTACTGTTAATCCATCAAGTGGTAATAAATTTTATATTGATAACACTAAACAACAAACAATTATTTTAAAACGTGGAAACAAATACATATTTGATTTGAACGATAGTTCATTAGTAACAACAGGATACTCTGGTGGGTATCATCCTTTCCTTTTAAGTACAACAGAAAATGGTACTCATGCTAGTGGTAGTGCTTACAGCACGAATGTAAAATACTTCCATGATGATATTGAAGTTACCGAAGCAGTATTCAAAAGCAACAAGTATAATACGGCATCTAAAAGAAAAATAGAATTTACGCCAGATGCAAATACACCAGGTACATTATATTACTATTGTCATGTACATTCTGGCATGGGTGGTAAAGTTGTAATTGAAAACCATCACGCCGCAACGGTTGATCAAGCAACGACTATTAATTATTACAATGAATGGATGCCAGTTAGCGATAAATCTTCACAAAGACTAGTGCAAGAGTTTGAGGTAACAGATACTTCATTCAAAAATAATTTTGATTTAGAATCAATTGTTGCATCAGATTCATTAGTTGACGTGACAGTTAATAATGTTGAGAAAAAATTAACTACAGATTTCACAATAACTCAAGGTCAGTTTATTAAATTTAATTCAGATTTAGCAGTCAATGATTACATTGTTGTAAAATATGTTTCAAATGATATTGATAAAAACTACACAAGAGCATATTATGAAGCACCAAAAAATTTAAGCAACAATGGATTGAACTTAGATGTTGCAACATATGATTATGGTGATTTACTTGACCACTGTAGCTCATGTATCAAACATCAAAAAGATTTAGTTGGTATTGCTTTAGGAAATAACTCTTATAGAGATACTAAAAAAGATTTAACAAAAGCTGAAACGATATTACAACATGACGCACCTATGATGAAATTGTTATCACACATTAACAGTGATGACGTTGATATTATCAAAGCTACTAGATTTGCACATGATGATTACGTTAGATTTAAAAACAAATTTTTAACCAAGGTATTAGAAATTGATAGAAATAATGATATTTCAACTTGGACAGATGCAAAATTAGTTGATACTGTAATGGTTGAACTAAACAGAAATAAAAGACTAGTCGACAACTGGGCATACAGTTTAATGATGACATACGGTGATACTAAAACAACAAGCAACGTAACAATAACAAAGTCTAATAAGACATGGACAACATCATCGCAGAGTAGTTACATTCAAAGCTACCAAGATATACTAACATTAGTTGGAGAGCCTGGTTTAGATATTTCAGACACATTCAACCCAACTAGTGAAAAAGATACTAAATCACTTTACGTATATAAAAATAATAGCTTGATGTTAATGAATCAAGATTATGTTATTGATAATTCATCAGGTACAAGAATTGTATTCATAGGTGATACCAAACCTGATATTGCTGATGTAATTACGATAGATTATTTTGGTGAGAAACAACCAAGCTGGATACCAGCTACTCCATCAAAACTTGGTATGACACAAATATATATTCCACAAGAAATAACAGACCCAGGATATTCAGTTGGTTCAAAAACATTCATTCAAGGACATGATGGATCACTTGTTTTAAAATATGGAGATGCTAGAGATAGAGCATTGTTAGAACTTGAGAAAAGAATTTACAATGATGCTGAAAATAGATTCATCGATCCTGATTATGTTGCTCCATTATCATACATGGATACTGTAAGCAATTACTTTAATAAGAAAGATTATGCGTATCAAGAATACAACGAAGTTATTAGATCTCACACTTATCGTTGGGCAGTATTCAACGGGGTAGAGTGGAGAGATAATACAACATACAATTCCGCAGATTGGAAAACATGGAATTGGAGTTCGGTGAAAGATATTTCAGGTGACGATGCACCCGGCCACTGGAGAGGAATTTACAAAAAGTTTTACGGTACACATAAACCACATACTCATCCATGGGAAATGCTAGGCTTCTCACAGAAACCACAATGGTGGGACGGAACTTATTCATGGAAATATACAGCTCAAAGAGCCAAACTAATTAACGATATTGAAAAAGGTATTATTAGATCAGGCTCTAGAGCAAACTTTAACGATAAGTCTTATACAGATAAAAATAACATTTACAGACACGATGGATTCAGTAATTACGTTCCTGTTGATAGTAACGAATTATTAAGAAGTCCTAAGGATATTGGACTAGTCACACAAGATCCATTACCAGCTGAAGCAAAAAAATCATGGAAGATAGGTGATATTGCTCCAGCAGAATTATCATTCTACATAAACAGCTCGTACAGTTTTGCACTTGTTTCAGCTTTATACATTATGAAGCCGGCACAATTCTCTGAGTTGATGTTTGATACATTAAACGTTGATTATAGTATAGTAGCTAAAGAACAAAGATATAGTAAAAATTCTGGTAAGAGAGCAAACAATGAAGTATACGTACATAGAGAAAACGATTCTTTATCAAATGTTATCGTTGGTTATGGTTATCAGCACTATGTTTCAGAAAGATTGTTGTTAACAAATAAAAATGTCAAAGAAATATATGGTGGTAGAATTAGAAATGTACAGCCACAGTTAGCACACAAACAAGGATCATACATTGACTTTGGTAGCTATAAAGTTCAGGCGGAATCATATTCACCTACGTCATCTAGAACAAGTATCTTTATACCAAATAATAATGTTAATACATTCTTGCATTCAAGTACAGCAACACAAAGTACATCATATTCTGCTGTAATTGTTGAAAAGTCAACAAACGGTTACAGAGTATTTGGTTACGATATTGCCAAAGGATTCTTTAGAACAACAGTAAGTGATCCAAATGGTGTGTCAGTACCAATACAAGTCGGTGGAGTTGATATGAATGTAGGAAATTATATTCCAAACCAAACATTAAACATTGGCAACTATATCAGATATGAAGGTACAATTTATAAAGTTATAAAATCACACGTTACTACAGGAACATTTGTTGCAAGTAATTTCCAAACAGTTGGTGGGGTGCCAATGATAGGTGGAGCGTCAGCAACATATTACCAAACCGTAATTAAAGATGAAACAAGAGATTATGAATATGGACATGAATTTGAAAACATACAACAAGTTTTTGACTTCATGATTAACTATGGTAGATATTTAGAATCACAGGGTTGGAAGTTTGATGTAGTAAACAATCAGATAGGAGAAACATACAACTGGTTATACGGTGCTAAAGAATTTTTATTCTGGAGCTTGGGTGGATGGGCAACAAACAATATTATTGCAATTTCACCAGCGGCAAGTCAGATAGTATTTGAACCATTGTCGGGAGTAGTATCTAATGTGGAAGATGTTGTGGGAAGTACGTATGCTATACTAGACAAATCAGGTAATGCAATTGATCCGAAAACAACCACAGTTACAAGACAGGATAGACAAGTTACAATTACACAAGATGACAATGTGCCAATATATTTTGTAAATCTATATGCAAGAGAATTAGAACACATTACAGTATTTGATAACAAAACATCTTTTGATGATGTTTTATATGATCCAACGTTGGCAATTAGACAAGCAAGATTAAAACAATCTGTATTAAGAAGTACTGATTGGAAAGGTAAGTTAGAAGCAAATGGTCACATCATTACTACAGATGGATTAATTTCTAACTTTGATTCATCTGCAAAAGACATACAAAATTATTTAGATGTTGATAAAACAATTAGTAACGAAGAATTAAATAATGCAGGTTTACACACAATTGGTTACCAAAATAGATCGCATTTAGAAAACTTAGAAATCGTTGATGAAAATCAAGTTAAGTTCTATCAAGGATTTGTAAGACAAAAAGGTACTAAGAACTCAATTGACAGATTGTTAAGAACAGATGTTATCAGCGAAAGACAAGATATTAACTTGTATGAATACTATGCTGTAAAAGTAGCTGAGTTTGGTGGAACAGCAATTAACCAATCAATAGAAGTTAAATTATCAAACGAAGAGATCAAAACCGATCCACAAATTATTAATTTCTTACCAACAGTTAATAACACAGTAACTGAAGATATTAAAACAGATAATATCATTACAATTGATATTGACGATACAACTAGATGGGTTAAGAAACCAACAGGTGACATACAACGAACTGTTTTATGGCCAACACGTACAGAAAAATTTGAAATGCCAACAGCTGGTTATGTTCATTTAAATGATACTGATTACCAAGTGTATTCAAATACAGATTTATCTAATCATTATGCTAACAATTATGCGAGTACTAATATCACAGCTGGTAAGACGTACTGGGTAGCTAATGATATTAATAATGATTGGAATGTATTTAGATCTAGACAAATTGCACAAGGTATAGAAGGTATCACATCAAACTCTCCACTAACGGTTTCAATGAAAGAAACAACTAAACTGTTGACAGCAAACGCATCAACTATCGAGTTAGTGATGCCAGATCATAAAAATTCAGGTAGCTCAACTATCACTTCAACAACATACGGATCAAAATTATTTGAATTGTCGTTAACAGATCAATCAATAGTAAAAACAATTAACTTTTCAGACTTTGGTGGTTCGAATGCTGAAGTTATTGTAGCCAATATTGCAAGTAGCATACAAGAGTTTGTTGTTACGACAGCTGGTACAAGATACATGATTGACGATGAAGTTAGTGTATCGGGTGCAGGCGGATCATCAGGAGTGGGTAAAGTAGCCTCAATTAATAATGTCACGCATTCAATTACAAACGTAACTCAAGCAAATCCAGGTGTAGCTACATCAACAGGACACACATTTGAAAACGGTGACATAGTTACTATCACGAGTGTTTCAGGAATGACTCAGCTTAATAATAATTCATACGAAGTTGCAAACAAAACAGCAAACACATTTGAATTAAAAGGAACAGACACAACTGGCTTTACAGCTTACACATCGGGTGGTACTGCAACTAGTGACAAGGGTGGTATTGCTGGTATCAACTTAACATCAGGTGGATCAGGATTTTTTGCAGAACCAAGCGACATTACAATTAACAGAAGCGGTGTGACATCTCCGGGTAGTGGAGCAGTGATCAGATTAAAAGGAAACAATCCAACTTTCCAAATCAATGCAACAATTACAAATGCAGGTACACCATTTAAATTAGGCGAAACAATTAGTCAAGCAAATTCAGGTGCAACAGGTAAAGTTGAAAATGTTTACACAGATGGAACATCAACTATTGTACACATAAGCAAACACACTGGTGCATTTACTACCAACTCAGTAGATGTAATATCAGGAGGCACTAG